TCCGTCATGGTGTGCTTACCGTCACTGAGCCAACAGAAGCCGTAGAAGATACGCCTCTGGGATGGGGTTTGTTCAATAGAACTACTTTCAGCGTACCATCGACTTGAAAGGTCGCGCCAGTCTCTAGGCCGTAATCGTCCGTCTGGAGGTTTGTAAAAACAGTGAATGTGTTTCTTCCCTCTCCGGGGTTTTGCATGGCCTGCAGGTACAATGCAAAAGAACGCACGATCTGAGACATAAATTCCGGACTGTATTCCGCTGGCGGAATTGGGAAGTATGGAAGGGCTGTGTTTCTGCTCGCCATTATCGACGCCCATCTTGTCGAACATCCACTCTCGGGATGCCCAGTCGCCATGCAACACCAGTCTCCGTGGAATCTATCCTAAAGGCAAAGCTACGACCACGCAGGCGCATGTATAGCTGATTTGTAAACTGTTCTACTGGCACAGATGCCGTCTTCGTCACGCCCTCATCGTTGGACTGCAGGTATGCACCACCCGGAAAGTTTCTGGTTTTGACTGTGAAGTCCACTGTTGGCGTCGGCGAGGTCGAGTTCCTAAACGTGATGTCTGGGATAACTCTGCTGATGAAGGCAAAGCTATCTCCGTTTTGGATGCTAATCTGAGAAGACTCAATGTACGCGCTGATCCCAGTTGCTGGGTTAGTGCTGCCGTCATCGAAGCCATCTTCATGGTAGTATAGAGAGTGATCTGTAGATGCGAACAGTGGGTAGTTCAGCACGCCGCGATCAACTCCAGCGGTGCGCGTTATGGTGCCATAGTACCAAATATTTTGCTGGTAGTTGTAAACAACATACCTGTCATTTTCTTCGCTCAAAGCTGATGGGTAGAACCACCACACCTCAGAGAACGCAGTGATTGTCGTGGCATATACCTTCTGAGACTGACCATAGTTGAAGTCATTGAAAACGTAATCTCGCACTGTGCAAGGCACGATCTGCACAGAACCAGAGTACGAATAGAACTCAGATTTTCCCATCCAGTACACAGTATCCTGCGCGGATGTCGCCGCATTCTGACCTGCAATGGCAATGTTGTCTGACAGCATGCTCAAGCCAAATGTAAAGGGAGGCCCGAGGTACTGCAGGGAATGCAGCGATACATCTGTGAAAACCAGAATCTGCTGTTTCGTTTCAATCGCCGTTATGATTTCTGAGCCAGAGCCAAGGCGCAAATCGCCAGCCGAGTTGTCTATCTGTGCCGACCAATCGGTCAAGCTTTCTTGGCTGCTGAAGCGAATGAGCAGTGGGTCTTGTACGCCGGGAGTAAACTCTCCATCGCACCCAAACGCCAAGATATGCCTGCTGTTATCAGACACCATGACTTCGTTTGCGATTGTCGGAGTTGTATTAGCTCCGGCCAAGCTGTTCAAGGAGACAGCCCTCGAATCAATACCCGCACTGGAGTCTAAGTAGTATATTCCACCACCCCGTGGATTTATTAGTAAGTCCTCACCGAAGTTGTCATGCGACCATGTTCTGAGAATTTCCCCAGAAGTTGTGATTGATGCCGCAGACCCCCAAGCGCCACGGCCCCATGGTCCGGCTCCCCAACCAGCACCGACGATGGACGTATCCAAGCCAGAGTTGATTTGGTATGTGCCGATAACAGAAGCTCCGCCGTTCCCACTGTCTGACGACGTGGCAAAGACATACTCAGCCTCAAGGCCATTTGTAGTGGTGATAGACGCTATGGAAGATACTACGCGAGCCTCGATGTAGTATTGGTCCACTGTCTCGACGTGAACAATTTCGTATTCCTGATTCAGGCGAACCGCTGTGATCTGATCGCCCAGTGTTGTGGCACCAGAAAATGTAACGAAGTCATTCGTCAAAGCGCCATGGTTGACATCGTCAACAATGATAGTGGCGCAGTTTACCGCTGTTGAGCTTGTATGCGCCGCTGCCGTTGTCCCGTTTTGCCCACGAGAACACCCAATCAAATTATTTCCAGACACAGACGCGTATGTGATGATCTCGCTGTCAATTTTGATCCGGCCATTCGTTGGGAATCCAGACGAGCTTGTCAGAGAAATCGTCGTGTCGCCTGTAGCCACGTTGGCAGCGAGTGTGTCTGCTGACGCGGAAAACGTGCAACCACCAGCAGCGGTTGTACTGCGAATCGGGGTGATGTCGTTGTATCCGCCACCTTCGTTGACATAGTATTTAAGGTTTGTGCCGACACCAAGGAACTGATTGCCTGAGAGTGTGATCCATGGATGAATGGCACGACACGTCCCAAGAAATGACTGGGGGCTTTGCCGTGTCCATCCACCAATTTTTTCTGGGAAGCCCATTCTAAAACGGACTTTGTCCATATCAAACCAGCCGCCCTCATCTGCGTAGGAGGTGGCCTCCCGGTCGATCCCCGGACGGAACTGAAGCTTTGTCAGGGGCATATTCAACTCCTATTAGCAAGCCATCAACACGCACGGAACAACGTAGGAGCCATCTGCATAGGTGTGCGAGACATGGGTTGACGTGACTTTGGCGATGGTCTTGGAACGCACGATATCGTCGCCTTGGGGCTTAGCGGTGCCGTCACCTGCGGACATCAGAAGGTCACCGCGCTGAACCGTGGTGCCGCCTGCGATGCGGATCACCATGTCGCCCGTCATGGCAAGCAGGATGTCGTTGTAGTCATCGTCGGTGCTATCCCAATCCACAAACACGCCAGCCACGTTGGCATCACCTTCGACAGTGCTGACCTGAACGCAGTTAAGCTGTTCGTTGTCTTCGCCGTCCCAGTTTGACATCTGGTCAAGGTTCGACATGACCGTGCCTTTGAGAAGTTCAGGCCGCGAGTTGTCAGGGAATTGCGCCCAGCGGGACAAGTGACCACCGTTGTAGCTGACAGTCGTGCCAGAGACGGAGATGGTGCCTTCGGTGTTTCCAGCCTGACGGAAGATAACCAAGTCCCCATCGTTGGTCAGTCGGTTGATTTCAATGCACTCACCGCCGTCCCGTGTGGCTCTAAACAACCCAGTGCCGTTTGCTTCAATGCCCACAGTAGATGCGCCAGTTGAAGTTTTGGCGATAAGTAAAGTACCTCCGAAGATACGGGCGCGTTCTGCCAAGGCCCCACCCGCAGTTGTCCAAAAAGTCAGAGAGCCGTCTTCGGTCGCACTGGTTACATCCGTAGCCTGAACAATAATTTGAGCGTAGGTTTCTTCGGCCAAGGCATCATTTACCCCTTGGAATGTAATCGCGCCAAGATAGTCGTCATCCGCAGGGGTTGTTGATGTGCGGCGCACAATTACATTAGGCCCTGCTGTCGATCCGTTATTCGCCTCCTGAATAATAACGTCATCACCAACAACGTGTAGAGGTGCCTCTGGGCTGCTCGTCCCAATCCCTACGTTGCCCGAGGAGTCGATGCGGGCGCGTTCTATTTCATCTACATAAAAGTCAAGACGTGCATCGCCGTTAATCCTAAAAACAGAACCTGATCCGTTAGCAGTGCCAATCTGAGTAGACGAGCCGCCGAAGGCATCCACTAGAAACTTACCGCCGCTTGTTTGCACGTCAAGTTTGGCCGCAGGACTACTCGTCCCGATCCCCACGTTGCCCGCAGACACCTCAAGGCCATTCGGGAAGTCAGGCGCGCCAGTGCCAGCGGCGTCAGTGATGGAGTTAGTCTGGATCGTGGACATTAGTTGGCCTCCAATGCGGTGATGCGGGCTTTCATGCTGGCGATCTCAGTCAAGGCTTCTTGCAGCGCAGCGGTCAGCAGAGGAATGGTTTCCGTATAGGCAAGCATTAGTGTCCCCTGCTCGTCAAACACGGCTTCTGGCAAAACAGCCTGCACGTCCTGAGCAATCAAGAATGCTCTGCGTGTGCCTTCGCTGTCGGTTTTATACTTTCCAATAACGGCGCGAAGGGTCAAAACTTTATCTGCGGCGTCCGAGATAGGCTCAATGATGTCTTTTACACGCTCATCAGAGTCGGACGCCCACGACGTTCCGCCATTAGATAGGCGAACACCATTAGTGTTTGCCACAACATAAGCACCGCCGTTGTTGCCGCCGAAAAAGTAATTCTGGGCTACGGCGTCAGACAGACCTATGCAGACATCAGCGTCTGATGCGTTAGAAGCAATACGGCAAATCAGGTTGCTTCTTTTTGTTGTTGATGTTGCGCCTGTGTTTTGGACGTTTAGCAACGTCCGTGAGATAGCGTCTACTCCACCTGCTTGTGATCTCACCGCATGGATAATTGCGTTTGAGATGTTTGATGTGCTTCCAACCAGCAAGTTCCCCGAGCTATCAATCCTCATGCTCTCAACGCCACCCTCAGAGAAGGCAATCGTATCCGCAGCAGGGAAGAAGATACCCGTGTTGCTGTCACCCGTGGGGTAGATCGCAGGCGCACCCGCGCTGCCCGCTGGCACCTCGTTGGCGAGACCCGAGACGTTCACAGTCCCCGTCGCATCCGGCAACGTGATCGTGCGATCCGTGTTGGTGTTGGGCGCTGCGATGGTCAAAGCACCCGTGCCAGAGGCGTTGCCTTGAAGTTTGATGAGCGACATTATTTGGCCTCCTTAGCAAGCCATCAACACGCACGGGACAGCGTAGGAGCCATCCGCGTAGGTGATCGAGTTAGTCTGGATCGTGGACATTAGTTGGCCTCCAATGCGGCGTTGCGGGGTTTAGGGGTTAGCCACAGTAAAGTACGCAAGTCACCAAAAATGACCCGTCGTCATAAGTCACTTGCTTGATCGTGCTTGTGATCTTAGCGACTGTTTTTGTACGGATAATATCATCGTCTTGGACCACCGCACATCCATTGCCATCAGCCTCTACTAGGTCTCCAATTTGAGGCTCTTGACCAGCCGCCATACGGATAACATAGTTGCCGACCGCACCCACAAGCATATCGTTATAAACGCCACCGTCATTGGTTTCGTCGGTCCCCCAACTAACAAACACACCAAAGACTGCTTTAGAGCCAGCAGTATCGTTGACCTTTACTTTGAGGTGCTTGTTAAACGGATGTGGCTCTTCACGCTCATCTTGAATAATGCCCGTGTATTCTTGGCCTTCGTATTCAACTGTTGCGTTAGAACCTATTGCACCGTTGCCGTTATAACAAATACGCTTTTGAACCGCTTGCGTGGTGGCATCTTCTTGGATATCAATCACGACCACTTTGTAATCAAGTAGGTCGTCAATCGTATCCATCACCGTACCGATCTTAATGTCTGGCCTAGACCAGTCTGCAAGTGCGCCAGAGTGAGAACCTAAGAAGGGGTTGTAGCTAACGGTCGTGCCGGAGACGGAGATGGTGCCTTCTACTGTTCCTGCCTGCCGAAGGCTGATAAGAACACCGTCATCGTTTTGTCTGTTTACAAGTACACCATATCCAGCGCCCGTGCCAACAACTGCAGCCGTAAGGCCGTCATGGGCAGCAAAAAAGCCAACATCTGAGCCGTTTGGCGCAGTTTTTCCAACAAGAAAATCGCCGTTGCTGTCGATGCGGGCTTGCTCGGTGTTGTTGGTGACAAGTGCCAGCGGGTGGTTGGTCGCTGTTCCCAAAACGCCAGCAGTATTAGAGCTGTTGACGATTGTGGTGATCGTGTTTGTCGTATCTGTGGACGCGATGGTTGGGCTTGCGTCAGCTTGCACATGAAGCAAATACCCCGGACTACTCGTCCCAATCCCCACGTTGCCCGCAGAGGTGATACGCATACGTTCAGAGCCGTTGGTTTCGATCAACAAAGGATAGGTAGATCGGCTGGAGATATAACTGGCGTCATCCGCATGGTAGACATACATGCCCGGATTGCCATCGTATCTCATAAAGTTAATGCCGCCAGCACGATCTGTTTGAGATGCGCTGTTGCCCTTCAACTCAAGCGTTGTAATGCCCGTTCCAAGGGATGTAGGCGAACTCGTCCCGATCCCCACGTTGCCCGAGCTATCCACCCGGACCCGCTCAGTGCCACCCGTAGCCACAGCCACAGTATCCGCAGCCGGGAAGAAGATGCCCGTGTTGGTGTCCTCGCCCTGAACCGCAGGGGTGCCAGCACTGCCGTTGGTGCCAGCGATACCAGTTGTTCCGTTGATTGTGACAGTCATATTAGAGAACCACCCAGTTAGAGCCAGAGGGAACGGTAACAGTAATACCGGAGTTGATCGTGATTGGTCCAGTGGACATTGCGTTCTTGTTGGTCGTGATCGTGTAGTTGGTTGTGACCGTCTGACCGTTCTCAATGAAGATTTCGTCAGAACCGCCGCCCGTCGCACCGCCGCCTACGCTGCCCCAGCTCGTGCCGTTGTAGCCCTCAAACTTGGTGACATCAGAGTTAAAGCGGAAGAAGCCAGCCGAGGGTGAGCCGTCGCGCTGGGCCTGAGTGCCAGTGGGAACAACGGCGGAGCCAGTAGAAGACGTTCTCGCGACCTTGGCGTCGAGTTGCGTCTGTATCGCAGATGTAACACCGTCTACGAAGTTCAGTTCCGCCGCCGTCGCAGTGATGCTCGTTCCGGCAATCTGAAGCGTGGTAGCGTTGACTTCCCCAGCCGCTCCGTAAACCACCGCCTTGCTGTTGACAATCGTCCCAGCGACAGAGCCGTCAACCAAGTTCAGTTCTGCGGCAGTCGATGTCACGCCGTCAAGAATGTTAATCTCTGCAGTAGTTGCAGTTACACCGTCTAGGATGTTCAGCTCAGCGGCTGTTGCGGTGATGCTCGTTCCAGCGATCTGAAGCGTGGTAGCGTTAATCGTGGTGCCAGTGATTGTAGTGCCAGTAACATCAGCAGGCGTCGTCGCACCAATAGTAGTCCCATCAATAGTGCCGCCATTGATGTCCGTGGTGGTCAAGACAGAAGATGCCAGTGTCACAACACCCGTAGCGTCTGCAATGGAGCCTGCTGCGGTGCCATCCTTAGCCTTGATGGTGGTGACTTCAATGTTGGTAGTGTCTACGGTCGTGGCGTTGACCGTCGTAATGTTGCCCGTGGTGGCAGTCGCAGTAGTGAACGTACCCGCCGCAGCCGATGCTCCACCAATGACAGCGCCGTCCACAGTACCGCCGTTGATGTCCGTCGTTGTCAGCACGGACGACGCAATGGTCATGACACCAGTGCTGTTGGCAATCGTGGCAGATGCAGTTCCGTCCTTGGCCTTGACGTTCGTGACTTCAATATTTGTCGTGTCCACAGTTGTGGCGTTGACCGTGGCCGTGTTGAGCGTTGTATTACTGATGGTCGTTATTGTTGCAGCATCAAGCGCAAGGTTCTCAAGAACAGCAGATGCAACAGCGCCAGCGCCTCCACCATCGAACTTGACAATAGCATCCTTGCCAGCCGCAAGAACGAAGTCGTTGGAAGAGCTATAGGTGCCTTGGAATAGAATTAGGCTGCGTGACCCAGACAGGCTGTTGCGAACAAAGATGATCTTCTTCGCATCGCTCGGGTTTAATTGCACATAAACATCACCACCCAAGTCTCCGCCGTCCGTGAAGATAAGGGCGCGGTTCCGACCACTAGAAGAAGCCCCATCAGTAATAGGCAGGCTGTTTGGCGATCCACTCGTGCCTGCAGACACAAGGGTAATTGTCGTATGGCCATCCAAGGATGCATCGACAAGATTCAGGTTTGTGTTGGTGGTATCGCCCCAAGTACCGGACTGTTCACCAGTTCCAATGAGTTCGATGCCGTTGTTCGTTGTGTAAGTGCTGGGCATGGCTTTTGTCCTATGCTGCTATTTCTTGCCAGTCAGGAGACTGCGACGGAGTTGCGGGCGCGTATCCCGGGGATTGCGACGGAGCCACCGCTGCATAGCCAGAAGCCTGACTGGGTGTGATCGTCGCATATCCGGCGGATTGCGAAGGTTCTATTGAACTATAACTCGGATTTTGATTTGGAACAATCTCGCTCCAAGCAAAGACTGCATCCACTTCACCATGACCTGTGACACCGGATACACTCGCACTGGCACCAGCCGCTGCGACGACATCTCCCACAAGGGCCGTCGCTGATACGCCAGTAACCGAAAACGTGACAAAGATTCCGATGTGAACAGAACCAATTTGACCAGACGCCTGCAGCCCAGATGGAAGCACTGTTGCCTGAGCGATGACAGACGTGGAGCCGTTGGACGCATCTGCTTGCAGACCACTGACAGATACATTCGCGCCAGCAGACGCAATGACACTTCCGGCCTGACCAGTTGCGGCGATTCCAGATGTGACGACATTGGCATCCCCAACAACGGATGCATCACCAGCGGCACTAGAGCCAGCAACACCAGAAGGATTGATCGTCGCTGCGGCTATTACCGTTATAGAGCCAACACTGCTGGTCGCCTCAATTCCAGTCGCAGGAACATTAGCCTCGGCAACGACTGTTACCGAGCCAATCTGTCCGGCTGCGCCAGCGTTGGTAATGGAGCCTTCGCCAAAGGCGAGCTGGCCCCACGTCCCCCGACCCCAGCCGGAAAGGGGGACGACGATATCAGCCATTAGGCGATCCTAATGATCGCGTTGCTTGCATCAGCCGTTGGGAACACAATGGTGAAGTCACCTGCCGTCGAGGTCTTGTCGCCCCCGAAGTCCAAGACAACAACAGCATTGGTCGTGCCTGTGCCGCTGCCTGCTGTGGTATTGTAGATGATTGCACCACGCGCCGTGATGGTTGCGGTTGAGAACGTCAGATCACCAAAGTCTGTAAACGCAGTCGTGCCTGAAGAAGTCGGCGTGACCTTTGTCAGAGTGCCGCCACCTGCCGTATAGCCAGTGCCGCTGACCTCGTTCGAGGCTGTGTAGTCCGTGGTTGCAGCCGTGAACGATGCGCTGTTTGTGTACATCGCAAGTTTGAAGATATCACCCGTGCTTGCGGTAAAGTCGTGCTTGGCCTGCAAGAGTTCTTGCTTGAAGGACGTACACATAAAGTTGCCAGTAAAGGCCATGTCAGAGTCTCCTTATTAGATCGGCAAGCGCAGGGTGGCCTGCATCCATGATGGCGTTATATACGGTTGTCCTGTCGCTCTTGACCGCTTCCTTTAAATACGCCTCTACGACTTTGGCAACTTGCACCTTGAAGGCAACAGCTTGATCCCGAATGGCCGGATGAGCTGTATCTGATACGGCTACAATGCGGTCAGCACACCGCAGGGCAATCTCTTCAGTAGTGAAGCCTCGACGCTCAGTAGTCAGGACCGTGACATTAAATCCGTCAGCGTTCAGCTGGAGTGCTGCTGTCATTATGCACGCTCCCCATTTCTGTAGTTATCCTTCTTGAGCTTCATGTCTACGCCCGTCAGCTCTGCAAGAGCCTCCTTGTACCGCGATGTATATTGGCCAATTAGGTCAGGCTCGCCCTTCATGAAGGTGTATGCCTCTACAAGAGCGCCATACAAGAGCGTGGTATCGGCGTTCTGTCCCAGCCATGATGTGCCAGTCGTCACGATGGACGGCGGATCGTAGTAGTAGTGCAGCTCTACGGTGTAGCTGGCGTTGGGGGTGGGAGCTAGAATAAAGTTACCACTGCCCGTCTCAACGCTGCCAGAGTAAACATCTCCATCGAAGACGCCATAATACTTGGGAACGCCCTGAGTGGCGCTAGACGGAAATGCTTCCCTGATGAAGTTCACATCCTTGTCGAGAAGGTATGTGTAGTCACCATCTCCATCTACCACGGCCAAAGACAGCACCGACAAGAAGTCGCTCGGGCGAGCGAGGTATTGATTGCCGCTCGTCAGAGTCCCAGTCACATTCTTCCTTAACTCAGGGATCATGACTGTACGGAAAATCCGCTGCTCAGCCTGCCGGATGAACGTAGGAATTTGTGAGACGAACGTCGTCTCTTGGTTTTCCGTGTAGTCCTGTATGGCCTGCGTTAATGCAGAATAGTTCATTTGAACTTACCCGTTCTTGGAAAACTTCGTGCCTCTGGTGGCAGCTCCGGCACCGCGCATCTTCATCGTTCCGCCAGCTTTCATGCCAGCGGCAGTGGCTGGGCTTTTCTTTTTCTTCGCATCTTCGCGAAGAGCTGCGGCCCCACCAAGAAGACCAAGACCAGCGCCGCCAGCCTTTAACATCTTGCCAAACAGGCCCTTCCCAGTGACAGCCCCAGCCAGCGGGCTAATGGTGCCAAGAAGGTCGCCGCCACTCAGCATCTTCTTAACCTTGCCACCCATGGCCATTTTCTTGCGCTCCTCTCCTCTGCGAAGGTTCATCCCGCGGTTCGACCCCTTCTCCATCATGTCCAGCGCCTCCCGCCCCATCTTCTTCGCGGCACCCGGCAAACCAGAGTCATATAGCTTGGACGAAGTCACCATCTTCGCGTAGCCAGTGCCGAAGTTGTCATTGTTAATGGTGGTCGGCTTACGACCAGTCTTGACCTTTTTCTTCATCTCAATCTCCTCACGTTGTGACCACAGTCACGGTTCCAACTGATGATATCATATATTGCGCGGGGTTCCCAACGGGATTCCACCCCCACAACTGTCTGCTTGCGTCAAGCGATGTATCCGGCCTTGGGTCTTTCAGGGCCTGCGGATCATTGATCTTCACCCGGCCCAAGAAGTTTTGAGGCTGGTCTGGATCAAACACATCTTTGCCAACACGGAATCCAGTACGAACGCCATTCTGGTATTCATACACAAGCTCAGACAAAGGGTAGCGAAACCCAGTTCTGTCGCAGTATCCGAATGCCTTCTTGCCCCTCGCGTATGCCATCACCCACCCATCATGAATGTGTTGTATGGCACAAACTGCACAGATGATCGGTCTGTATCCTCTCCGGCAGCAAGATCAAATTGGAACTCATAGTCTTGCTTGAGGCCGGGAGCCATCTGCGGAGACTTCTTGAGAGCAAGGTAGTACGCCAAGCCAGATGTCAGGGCAGGGATGAATCGAGGAGGGATTGCAGCAGAACCAGAGATGCCTGCCTCCAAACCATCAATGCCCTTTAGTCGATAGTAGAAAAGCGTATAGGGCTGTGTGGCATCAGGAACTGGCCACACAGTCACCGTAGTTGTCGTTGCCAGCCTCTGGACAAAAATCTGAGTTGGCCTGCCTTGCGTATTCTTGTTGCTTTGCTGAGCGTATGTCGAGACGCTGATGCGCTCAAGGTTAGTGTCCACTTGGCTTGTGCCAGTACCAGTGCGGAGTTGATGCTCAATGATGTCGATGGTAGCTGTTGGCAGTGTATACGTTGCCGTACCTGCGGTCAGCGCCTGAGTGCCGGACTCAATCGTGAAAAGATTCAGGCCACGATTTTGCCATTCAAGCGTCAGAATGTTCAAGCTGCGTCGAGCAGTTTTTAGTTCGTAACCAGAACGCAACTCAAGGCCAAGGCGCTCATAGGCCTCCTCAAATATTTCGGAGAGATCAGGGACAACAACTGCCATTTACGTCTTCCTACTTATCTTACCTGCAAGGCAGATTTTGGCATTACTTTTTCTTGGCTTTCTTAGTTT